ATCACGATAATTAAAATTGAAATTGATTATGAAAAACAAGGTTAATGCGGCTGATTTACCCAAATTCAAAACGATCACATTCCACGCCATCATATCTCCGTCAGCCGCCGCCATAGATTGCCACGGCGAAGAGGGCGCAAAACTTAAATTGGAGATTGACGATAGCCATATCGCGGAGTTTTTGCCGATAGTGTTTTTTCGCAACAAGCGCCTGCTTGTGACAATCACGGAGGATGCGTAATGGGCGGGTATGGAAAATCTGGTAGTAGCGTTATTGCCAAGCAAGCCGCTGTCCGCGAAGAGGCCCGCTTTGTTCCGACCGTCCATCCGTCCGAGGAATCCCTCGCTATCCGCAAGCGCTTGGAACGCCACCTTGCGGCATGGCTTAAACATTACTTCCCCGACGTGTTCTTCTGGAAGCATGGCCCCGTCCAACTATCCGGTATCTCCAAGCTGGAACAGTGTATCAACGAAGGCGGCTGCTTCTGCGTGGTATGGCCTCGGGGCGACGGCAAGAGCGTGGTGGGTAAGGGCGCGGCCATCTATGCCGCCCTTACTGGCCGCCGGCGCTTCCTGGTGTGCATCGGGGCTACCAATGACCTGGCGTTGGATTACATGGAATTCATCCAGAAGAACCTATCCGACAATCGGCTATTAATGGCCGACTACCCGGAGTGCATGGGGTTTTTTAAGGCGCTGGGCTGGAAGGCAATTAAAGCCCGCAACCAGTTGACCAAGGACATCGGCGGGAAACTGGTATCCACCGGCATCCGCTGGCGCCCGCGCACGGTCACGTTCCCGACAATCCTGGACCCCGCCGGAAAGCCCTATCCATTCGCCGGGGCAATCATCGAGACGCGGGGCATCACGGCCACAGTCAAAGGGATCTCCCGAGCCACGGCCGAGGGCGAGGTTATCCGGCCCGACTTTGTGCTGGCCGATGACTTACAAGACCCGGAAACGGCGGCGTCAGACGTGTTGTGCGACAAGATGGAGCGTGCGGTCATGGGCGACATCCTGCCCCTTGCTGGGCCGCAGACGCAGATCGCTTGCTACATGCCGACAACGATCATGCGCAAGGGCGATGTATCCAGCCGGTTTGTTGACCGCGCCCGACACCCGGAGTTTCAGGGAGAGAAACATCCCATGGTGATTAACTGGCCCAAAGCGCAGGACATGCTTTGGAAAGAGTACGCCGACCTGCGAGTTAATGCCGATAGTCAGCGTGAGGGTAAAAAAATGGCACACAAATTCTATCTCAAAAACAAAAAGGCAATGGACGAAGGCGCTGAAACATCGTGGCCGGCGCGGGTTCGTAAGGGAGAATCAAGCGCTATCGAGACGGCGGAGAACCTGCTGATCGAACTCAAAGAGCAGTTCTGGGCAGAGTGTCAAGGGGAGCCGTTGGAGGCCAGCGCGGGCCAGTATAACCTGACCGTGGAAATGGTGTGCGCTCACGCCGTTGCCGGCCGTCCACGCCTGACGTTGCCCGACGCCTGCCATACTTTCACGGGGTTGATAGATATCAACAAAAGCAAGGGCGGATTGCACTGGTGTGTTGCCGGATTCGATCAGGGCATGACCGCGCACATCCCGGCCTATGGTCACTATCCCGATCATGGAGAGTTGTGGCCCAAGAACGCCAATGAGCAATTCATCCAACAAAGCATTTACTCCGGATTGAAAGCCGTCTGTGACCGGATTGCCGCAACGGGATTCATCCTGCGCACGCAACGAGTCCAGCCCGATCTCGTTTTGATTGATGCCGGATTCAAGCCTGACCCTGTTCATCGGTTCGCATCCTGGGCGAAGGCGTCCGGGTCATACCGTTTCATGGTCATGCCATCCATCGGGCGGGCGGCGCATCGGTATAACTATCGCAAGGATACGTTGATCGGGCGTCCGTTCGAGGGGTGCCATATCCAGCGCAATCAAAACGACCCAAATAAATTTTATCTCATGTTCAATTCCGACTTCTGGCGCGAGACTTCGCAACGGGCGTTCCTGTCCGAGCCGGGGGCTCCGGGGGGATGCACGTTATACGCCGCCAGTCAGCCGCGGGAGCATCACGAGTTTGCTGCGCAGGTAGTCGCGGAAAAAATTTTTAATAAGTACGACACGCCGATGGGAACGCGGTGGGAATGGCATCATGCGCCCGGATCACAATGGGATTGGGGCGATGCTTTAACCGGTTGCTGGGTCGGAGCCGCCGCAAAGGGGTTGTCGGCAAGCGGACAGGCTGCACCCGCTCAGGCCCGTGCCCGTAACATGCGGCAAGTGAGGCACATTGCGATATGAGAAAAACTATTCCAAAGATTTATATGAACCCCGATGGAGTATGGCGGGATTACTCAAAGATTGTGCGGGGTGCGCCTGCATTGATTAAGGCGCTGGATGCTTTGTGCGGAATAAATTATTTGAAAAGTTTAGATAGAGAAGAAAAAAGTTCGCGGAGGAAATCAAATGGCGTATTTAGCAAAGATTGAATCGCAACCCAAAGGCCTGTCCCGCGAATTTGTCTTGAAATCCATCCTTCATATTATGGATACGGCGGCGGCGGTGAAGGGGTGGGGGAGCGTGACGATCCAGTTTCAGGCGGGTGTGTTAAAAACGATCCGGGAGGAAAAAACGATAACGGAGGAAAAGTGAATACAGAAATTAAGGATTGTGATGTAAAAAATTGCCCGTGTTGCAATGCGATTACGCGGAAATATGCAAAACCGAATTGCATGCAGACTCACAACAATAACGGAGAGCTCGATTTTTTTATATTACAATGGAAATGTGATGCCTGCGGATGCGAATGGATTCATGGGCAGTTTATGGTGAAGGCAAATAATAAGTCGCCCCCCCCCTTCATCAGCATCCATGAAGGTGGAAAAATGACAATAGATGGACGCGGATTCGAAGTATTGAGCGTGACGGAATCCGGTGATCGATCGAAAGGGAGGTACACCATCGAAATACAAGCGAAATAAAATCCTAACCGTCCGAATCTAAAACGATAGGGCATCTCGGCACAACGCCGGGGTGCCTTTTTTTATTGCCCGGAAGGGTAGAAAGGAATCATGGAAAAGACGGTCAATCTCAAAAATGATGAAGTGTTTCGGCACTCCGTAAGCCTTAATCAAAACCGAAATTACACGGCGCAAGTTTTGCAACGCGCGGAGACAGCCCGCGAAATGATTTGCGATCTTTTGGTTCAAGGGAAACTGGATACTACTGATTTGAAAATTATTGCCGCCCGCGATTGCTCTCCCATGCCGTCGCAATCCGAGGTAAGCCGAATTATCAAGGTTAAGCGCCGGACGGTATGCCAGCGAATAGCGCGGTTTAAGCGTTTATTTGCAAGGGTTCACCCTGTTTCGTGGTGACGATTGTTGCCAGTTTGCCCCCTAAAGGTGAGGGGAGTGCAATGCAATCAAGAATTATACATCCTAACCTAAACGTGCATTTTGCTATTCCCCTCTAAATTTAAGGGGCGCGCATGGCTACCACATTAACCGAAGTCGAAACCGCCATAACGCAGGTGCAGACATCCGGCCAGTCATTCACAGCTGACGGCATCACCTATTCCCGCGCTAATCTTTCCGCGCTTATCCAGTTGCGCGACAAGCTCCTTAACTCAACGGCCCGCTCAGCCGGCCAGCGTCCGTTATTCCGTGGATTTGATTTTACCACACTGGGGTACGATTAATGCGCTTAGGCCCATTTAAATTCGAGTATCAGGCCGTGCAGGACAAAGGGCGGCGACAAGCGCCCAAGTCTCGCGTGTACCACGAGAGCGAAGTCCTGAATAAGCAGCGGCGGCTCAAGCTACAAGCCACCGCGCAAGATCAGGCCCGCAATCAATCCCTTGTGGCGTGGATGACGCGTAAGCATCTGGATTACGTTTCCAAGTTCCATTTTTCATTTCGCACCGGCAAACCTAAAACCGACGCGCTTATCAACCGTATTTTCTATTGGCACGGCGCTCCACGCAATCTGGATTACCTTGGCCGTTTCGGACGTGATGAAATGTTCCGGTTGTTCGAGTTGGAAAAAGTTTTATGCGGAGACGCCGGACTGCTGAAACTCGTCGAACTCAAACTACAGGCGATTGAGTCGGACTTGATTGCAAATGGATCCGGGGCACCTACGAACGTGAATGACAGCGGCCTTGTTGTGGATGCCAAAGGCCGAGTGTTGCAGTATGCAATCTGCAATCGCGGAAGTATGGGTGGCGAGTGCAAGTTTGACCATCTAGAGGCGGCAAACAATTTAATTTTCGATGGCTACTGGAACCGCTTTTCGTCTCAATTTCGCGGCGTGTCCCCTTTGTCCACGGCGATCAATACCGTCCAGGACTTGCACGAGGGCTTTGAGTTTAATCTTATCAAAGCCAAGATGCACGCGCTGTTTGGCGTTGCGATATATCGCGATGCACAAGGTGATGGAAACATGGGCGGGGCTGCCGGAGCCAGCTCAACTGCGGCATGGGTAGCCTCGGATTACAACTGGACGGCGGGCGATTATTGCACATATTTAGGCAAGCTGTACGCCTGTAATTCCACGCATTCCACGACAAGCGCGAGCGTGTTCAACACTGATTTAGCGGCGGGCAAATGGACGCTCGACGCCAGCGCGTCAGGATTAAATCTTGATCCGCGCACAATCAACATGCTCGACCTTAACCCTGGCGAAAAAGCAGAAGTGCTGGAATCCAGTACGCCATCCACGGAGTTTGTCGAAGGCTCGTATCTTTTCATCCAGATCGCAATGCTCGCGCTGGATATTCCAATCACCTGTTTTGATTCACGCCGGTCATCGTTCTCGGCTCGCATTGCCGACCTGAACGAATATGAGGTCAGTTCCGACTATAAGCGCACAAAAAACCGATATGTACGCAAGGAATATAGTGACTGGGTGTTGGAGACAATCTGGAATGATGACGCCTCTCCGTGGAAATTGCGCGATGTGGCCACTGCTGAAGGTATGGCCCTGCGCGACATTCAGGAATCCGTCGAATGGATACCTTCCGGCTCTCCCTGGCTCGACAAGTACAAACAGATTCAGGGCGATCAACTCGGAATCAGTATCGGTCTGGACAACGCCATTGATGCCTGTCGGCGGCGCGGTTCGGACGTGTTTGACAACATCGACAAACAATCTCAGGTCATTGCGTATGCAAAACTCAAAGGCGTTCCGCTGGTAGCGGCGGGATCAGCAGACCGCACGGCGGGAGAAATAGACAACGCCGAAAATCCCGACACACCGCCAGCAAAAGGAGCAAATAATGAATGAACTCGACCTGTCGAAAATACCCGCCCGCGCTTGCATCATGTGCGTCGGAGAATTTGAACTCAAAGATAACGGCGAAAAATCTAAAACTGCGCCGGTTCGTCTCGTTGCGCGCACGGGAAAAGCTATTGAACACTGGTTTTGGGGCCGCGTCGTGCACGACCTGGCCGGAATGCACCTGTCTAAATCCCGTATCCCCATTGACTACGTGCATGACAGCAAGGAAATAGTCGGATACCTGAATCATTTTGATACAGCCAGCGGCGACCTTGTGACCAGCGGCGCGCTTGTTCCGTTCAAGGAATCCGACCGCGCCACTGAAATTATACACAAGAGCCGCGCCGGTGTGCCCTATGAGGCCAGCATCAACTTTGGTGGAGACGGAATTAAGGTTCAGGAAGTCGGCGAAAAAGAAATAACCGAAGTCAATGGCGCGCAATTCGAGGGGCCGGGAATAATCATCCGCGAATGGCCCTTGCGCGGTGTAGCAATTTGCCCTTACGGGGCGGACGCCAATACGTCGAGTAGCGTGTTGGCGGAAAACAGCAAAACATTCTCGGCGTCGGTTGTTTCCGCGCCGGAAGCCAAAACGAAGGAGCCTGTCAAAATGAAAAACGACAAGCCTGTTGAAGTTCTGGCCCAGGCCAAAGCGCCCGAGGCCGCGTCAGCGTCCGAAGTGAAATTAGAAGCCGTCGAACAGCCGCCCGTAGAGGTGAAGCCGGTTGAGGCCGCGTCAGTCGCCGCCGTCGAACCCGCGCCCGCCGTCGAAGCGAAGCCGCCCGAGGTTAAAACAAGCGAACCCGCTGCACCGGAAGTTAAGTCCTTGTCCCGTGAAGAATTCGCCCGTATCGCCGACAAATTTGGCGACGCCATTGCCGCAAAGGTGATGCGCGATGGTGGGGATTTCAGCACGGCGATGGAATTGGCGTTCGATGCGACCAAGAAAGAGAACGAAACGCTCCACGCGAAAGTGATGGAGTTAAGCAAACAGCCCACCACCGGAACACCCGTCGCCATGACGAGCGTTCAACCCAAGGCCACGCTGTTCAAAACAGGAAAATAAAGGAATACGATCATGCCTGAATCTTATAACACTCTCGCCGGTCTTGTGCAACTCAACGACAAGAACCTGGCCGCCCTGAATGTGACCGACCTGCTGGATGAAGCTCCCTTGCTGAAGGTGCTTTTCGCCCAGGTCGCCTCAAACGGTACTTTGCATAAGTATCTGAAACAAACAACCGCGTCTAGCGCCGGTTTCCGTGCCGCACTGGATGCCGTCGCCAAAACCGCCAGCGCCGACACGCTGGTGACGGACACGCTGGCGATTCTTGATGCCTCGTTCGATACCGATGTGGCCTTGGCCGATGCCTACAAAGGCGGGCGCGATGCGTGGTTGCAATTGGAGTTAATGCGCTCGCTGAAACAGGCGTTTTTCACCGCAGAAAAACAGGTGATCTATGGCGTTGGTAATGATGCCGTTGGTTTTGCTGGCCTGCATGATAACGCCCAGCTTGACGCCATTGCTGATGCGATGGTGATTGAGTGCGCAACCCCTGGTGCTTCTGTAAGTAGCCAAACCAGCGTTTATATCCTGCGCAGCGGCAAAGATGATTGCTCGTTCATCATGGGCAACGAAGGTAAAATCGTTGTTGAGGATGAACCGACAGTTATCGCCAAAGCTGGGGCGGTTCTCACAACGTCGTACTATCCCGCGCTCTATGTGCCGGTGACCGGCTATTGTGGTTTCCAGATCGGCGGCGCGTATAGCGCGGCCCGTATCTGTAATATCGAAACGGCCCTGACCGATGACGATATCTATAACGGGTTGTCCTTGTTCCCTTCAGGCAGACAGCCGAACTTGATTGTAATGAATCGCACGGCGCTAAAACTGCTCCGCGAAAGTCGCACGGCGACCAATCCTTCCGGTGATCCGGCCCCGCGGCCCACGTCGGTTGACGGCATCCCGATTGTGTGCACCGATGCGGTAGTCAGCACCGAGGCAGTCGAAACCTGATAGCGAATAACAGCGGGGCGGAGCGGAGATCCCGCCCGCCCCTCGTATAACAAATAACGCGACGCAACCCAGGAGAAAATGATGAAAAAATATGGAGTAATGTTACTCGCGCTGCTGGTTTGCGGCGCGGGCTATGCGGCACAGGATACCGCGCTGACCCAGCGCGAGGTTCGTGATCCGCGCCAGTTGGAAGCATGGTTGGAAGGAAACGCATCCGATGCGGAAACCAGAATCGCTGCGACGGAAGCAGGAACGAGTATAACCCTTACAAGCAATAAGGTTTTTATCGGCAGTTCCGTCAATAAGGCCAGCGGACAAACGCTTAGCGGCCTGTTCACAATTACGACGGGCGGCGTTGCGAGCGCAACGACATCCGGCGCGGCAGTGACTGGCGTTGCAACTACGGCGGCTACGGTGTTGTCTGGATTGGGAAGCCCAACCACGGCAGCGGCTATAACCGGATTCGGAGCGCATACCACGGCCAACGCAGTGACGGCGTACGGGAGTCCTACGAGTTCTAATGTGCTGACGGCCCTTGGCACGCCGACCACCGCGAATGCAGTTACTGGGTTTGGGGCGCACACCACGTCAAACACCATAACCGGGTTTGGCGCGCACACGACCTCAAATGTGCTGACGGCCCTTGGCACGCCGACCACCGCGAATGCAGTTACGGCGTATGCCAGCCCAACCACGGTAACAGTGGTAACTAACGTGATAGTGCAGTATTCAGGGACTATCTACGACTCAACTGGAGCCCCATTGACAAATGCGGCTGGTGTTGAAGTTAGTATTATTACTAACATTTCTCTGGAAACTGGAACGGCTCTTGCTTCGCTGGGTTCAGCTACTACGGTTGCGGCAATCACCGGGTTTGGCGCGCACGAAACCGTGGCGGCTATTACCGCTCTTGGCACACCAACTACGGTTGCGGCAATCACGGCGTTAGGCACGCCAACGACTTCGGCGGCTATCACTGGATTCGGCGCGCATGAAGTTATTGCGGCCCTGACTGGCCTTGGTTCTGCTACGACAGCAGCGGCCATAACTGGGTTGGGCACGCCGACAACGGCTAATGCAGTTACGGCCTATGCCAGTCCGACCACGGACAGCGTAATTGATTCTGTGACGCCGACTACCGCTACGTTCGTAAAGCCGTAATCAGAAACTTAAACGGGGGCGGGACAGCAAACCGCCCCTGAGGAGAAAAATATGCACAAACTATTGTTGACAGCGTGCGCGGGTCTCGTGGCTTGTGCATGTTTGGCGGATCAGAATCCTGACCCGCGCACAATCACGATGGCGATGGGCGCGAAAACGGGGCTGACGAATACGATCAATAACCTGCGCGGCTATCTGGATGAAATTCAGGTGTCATGCTCTGATGGCATATCCACCGGGACCGTAGCGCTGGCTTATGTGCCGCTGGATGGCATAACGCCGGCCGTGAACGTGGCTACGGGTGCGGTAGCGGCGGCAAAGGTGTGGCGACCCAGCTTGGACCGTACCGACATTGCCGGGGTCGATCTGACCAGCGACCCTCCATGGCGCGTTATGTTTGCTGGAGAATCCCTGCGCATGATCGTTTTGGGAAGCCCGACAAATAAAGCATGGACGGCGACAATCAAACTGGACAAGCCGAAATGAGTTTTGAAACGGATGCCTTCGACGCGATTTACGAAAGCCTCACCATTGCCCGTTGTCGAATCCGCATCGGGCGCACGGTGATTGCGAAGGCGATATGTTCCGGCATCGGCGTCAATCGTCAAAGCACGGATGAAGGTCAATTTGGAAGCATTGATGCGAACGTGCGTTTGTTGACCGCCGATGAGCCTGACGGCGAAATTAAAAACGGGACGGTGATTGAAGTCCTGCAAAACGGTAAGGACGAAAAGACCGGGTGGGCCAAGGCGCGTGTCGGCGGGCGGTTTGTGGTTGGCGGATTAACGCGGTTAATTCTGGAAGCCGAACATGAGTGACGCTGTATCCATTGAGTGGCCCAAGCAAGATGTGCGGGCGCTCTGGGCACAGATTGACCGGGCACAAAAGGAACTTGGAAAGGGGCTTGGGCCAGCAATTAGGTTTGCGGCATGGAGTGTGGCGCGGTCGTTAGGGGTGCTGACGAAAGTCGCCCCAAAATATCGCCCGTACAAGGTGATTAAAGAGGGGCGCGGGGTAGCTAAAGGCAAGGGCGGCAAGAAATACGAAGTTACATCTTGGAAAAAAGGTCACGCAAAAACATTTAACATTCGGGCCGCAAGCGTTTCAGAACTCAAAAAAAAGGGGCAAGTTAGAATCGGGAATGCCGGGCTGGCAAAATCAGCATGGATGCGGGGAGTCAAAAAGCTCGGATCAGGTAGCGGCATCGGCATGAAGGGCGTTACGCCGGGCGCAAAACGGCGCGCCGCCGGAAACATGGATGTGACGCAAAGGTTACGTGGCGACGATCCATTTGTAAAAATTATAAATAGCCTGCCGTATGCTGCAAGCGCCTTGAAAGGCGGAATGAGTGCGGTTAATGGCGCGATGGGAAGTGCGGCGCGGTCAATGGAAAAGATCGTTGACGCGAATATTACCAAGAAACTGGGCGCAAAATGAACACAACGAAAGCCATAGAATTGGCGATGGCTGAAACCATCCGCGAATATGCCGAAATCGGCGAGGATGTGACGGTCCGCGCCTGGCAGTCGCTGGAATCCGATGGCTCGTGGAAGGAAAACCCTGACCGCACGTTCCCGATGATTGACGTGCGATGCTCCCCGCCAAAGACCGATGACAATGAATCCACGCTCGCAGTAGAATGCGCGATCCTTTTGGGCACAAAAACGGACGACGATAAAAGTCACGCCATCATTGCCGACATGTATGCCGCCGTTCAGGGTGTATGCGACAATCTTTTTTCGCAATTCCGTACCACAACCGGATCAACATATACCGTTGACACCGAAATATATGACTTTCTTACCAGCGTCGTTGCCAATACCAGTGCCACTGCTTTCCAGTTTGGCGGGTTCACGTTTGGCGATGGGCTGGCCCCGGCTGACGATGGCGGGATAAACATGATCGGCATAACGATGGTGATTCATTATTCGCGTTCGGATTTTTAACCAACAAAAAAGGAGAATGCCATGCCTATTTCTAAAGCAACCAGTTTTGGGGCGTTGACGGATCATTTTTCACTTCTTACGGGTGCGCTGGCCGACATTGCCGTGTTGGTGGCAAGCAGCAAAGTACCGCGAGCGCAGGCGCGGGCGGATGCTATGGACGCCAACGAGGACATTGCCGCGAGCGCCTACAGCGGCAACAGTTCCGAGGCAATTTTTGAGGCGTCCTGTACCTATGCGCTTAAATCCGGAACGCTGGATATCAGCGATTTGGTAATCGGCGAATTGGCGGCGCAGGTATTTGCGGAAAGCTTGGAGTTGACAACCGCTAATGGCGGATGGCCGCAGATCACGGTTGCCGGATACTTGGGCCTGCAAACCATCGTGGCGCCGTCCGGCTATACCAACCAGTACACCCTGCCCGCAATCAGCGTTCTCGGAATGAAACAGGCGCAATTGCTTGGCTTCACGGTGACCACCGGCCGGCTGACGGGATCGAAGATCGGATTCAAATGCACGATGGCCGAGCAGTTGGATGGCGTTGGTGAGCCTGCCGCGCATGGTGTGTCGGGCGGGACCGGCGACCTTACGGCCGACTTTGTGCGGATTGATAGCGCGCCCACATGGGCTCTGGCCGCTGTCCTTGCCGATTCAGGGGCCGGAGCCGTATTCATGGCCGAGGTTACGCAAGACCCCGGCGCGGAAGAAGGTCAGGCCGCATGGCACACATCATCCGGGGCCGCGGCGTTCCAGATCCCGCGTCTGGCGTCCGCGTAAAAAAGGTTTTGCCATGAAGGGGAAAAATGCAAGACCTTGCAAAACTATCCGAGCTGGCCGAAGCCGAAATCGAAAAACTGCGGGCTGACGGTATTGACCTGACGCCTCCTGATATCATCGAGATTAACGCCTTGGGCTGGGCCGTTGAATCCCCTGAAACCCGCCGACTACTTGCCCGCGGCGCCCCCGTTGCCGTAGGCGGCGTCTATCTCTGGCCCATGTCCTTGTATGCCCAGGAGTGGTTTAACCGCGTAGGATGCAACCTGAGTGACAACACGAGGCAAGCGTATGCCCTGGCCTATGCCATGGCACACGGCCGGGATGAAGGCGAGCCGTTGGCGACCGAAGGCCGTGCGGCGGAAAAGATTGTCACGCGCTGGGCCAAATCCCTCAAGTGCACGTTCGGCGAGTTAAATGTAGCAATCAGCCAGATCCTGCAACAGGACGAGGACCACGAGCAACCGCCAGGCGAAGATACCGGCGGCATGTCCATGGGCGACTTTTCCGCTTTCCTTGCCGCCGCTTGCCCCGGGTCAGACCCCGACTTCTGGGAGCGCCGTTGCGCGGCTGGTTATACTCACGCCGTACTGTCCGCGATAGTGCGGCAGAATAGCGCGGAGGGCAAAAAGACACTTGCGGACCCGCGCTTGAAGGCCGAGCGGGCGCTTGGGTATAAAATCGAGCAGATTAAAAAAAGCCGAAAAGAAGAGACGCAAACAATATGAGCCGTGAAATTTCTATAATAATCCGCGCGCGCAACGCGATGGCGGCTGGTCTCTCCAGCGCGGGCAAATCCCTCCAAGCGTTTGGATCATCCGCGGTCCGCATTGGCGCGTTTTTCGTCAAGGGTTTCCTGGCCGCCGGTGCCGCCGTGGCCGGGTTTACGGCAAAGGCTATCTCCGCGTATGCCGGGCAGGAAGCTGCGGGCCGTGCGCTTGCTGGGGCTTTGAACGCACAGGGCGAGGCCGGGGAAGCATTGCTGCCGTATTTCCGCAAAATCGCAAGCGCGATACAGGATCAAACCGGCGCGGATGATGACGCCGTGATTGCCGGCATGGCTAAAATGCGGATGCTCGGTGTGCAAACGAGCAAGCTGGGAGAGGCGGCAAAAGGGGTCATCGCGCTCAAAGGCGTAGGGCTTGAGGAAGCCGCCGCCCAGAAAGCCGTTGCGATGGCTATGCAGGGCAACTACGATATGCTCAATCGGTATGTCCCGGCGTTGCGGAGCGCGACCAGTGAAAGCGAGAAGGCGCAAATTGTCAACGAGCTGTTTGCCAAGGGGTATGACCAGCAGGCCCAGCAACTTGACACCGTGTCCGGGCAATGGAACTTGCTCAAAGGCCGGGTAGGGGATGCGTGGGAGGAAATCGGCGCGGCCATTGCGCAGAACGATCAACTCATGTCCGTTCTTAAGCGTGCTGGCGAGGCCGTTAAAGAATTTGGAAACAAGGTTGCCGAATGGGTTACGGGTGGCGGGACAATTCGGTTGATAGCCAACTTTAAGCTATTTTACAACGAGGCGTCTCATATATTTCGCTTGATCGGCAATACAGCGGCAATCACATGGGCCGCGATGGGAGACGGGGCGGACACGCTTGTCAATAATATTGTTGCTGGGTTTAAATATTCCGCTGACTATGCGGCGGCGGCGTGGAAAAAAATCAGACATCCTTTCAGCAAGTTCGAGCCACCCGATAAAGCTAAGTATGCGTTCGGGATTGTGACGGCGCTAACCGAAAAAGCCCTGGCCGACCGCGAAAAAATCCACAAGGATTATGCTAATCGTGTCGAGGAAATATCCGAGCAGGAGTCCAAGGGGTTAATCAAGCAAGAGGAAAAAGTTGCGAAGGCCAAGGCCGATGCTGCGGAGGCTGAAAAGAAACTGGCCGAGGAAGTTACTAACATCGTTGAAAAGGAGTCGAAAAAACAGGTGAAAGCGCGAATGGCCGCGCTGAAAACCGAGCTTTCGGAACTCAATCGCAGAAAACAGTTATGGGAGGGGCTTGCAAAAACCCGCGTACAAGATTATATCAAGCAGCAACAGGAAGCAAAAGAGATTGCCAAGGAAAAGGCCAAGGAGGATGAACGGGCCAAGAGGCTTGAGGCAAGCGTTGAAAAGGGCGCGCGCTTGGGGAAAAAAGATCAAGAATTTTTAGACGCATATCGCAAAATCAGCGGGGCCAAGGATGTATTTGCCAAGCTGAAGGATGCAGGGAAAACCGTCGAGGGGCAAATTAAGATGGCCGAAGATACATTGAAAGTCCAAGAGGATATCCGGGATAGCCTTGGAAATATCGAAGATAGCCTTGAAAAAAATCTTGCTTATTAGGGATAACTATGGCTCTCGCAACATCATTACCGACCGCGATTCTTGTCAGCACGAACACATCCGTGCGCGTGTTCCGCGTGTACGGCGCGGCGCAGATAATGGTCTATACCACGACGCAAAAAGAGGAAGTGTATGAATATGTGGCCCTAACAAAAACCCTGGCGCAAACAACGGCGGACGCGGCAAGTCAAGCCGGGCTGCCAGCGGGAGCGGTGGCCTCATATTCCGCGCAGGAAGATAACCGCGTCGTTGCGTCGTACAAACTCGTCAAGACGATCCAATACGCCGAGGTCACGGTTCTAACTTACGAGAATTACACGTGAAAATATTTGATAAAGAAATAAAGCCAGGCACACCCGTTGGAAGCAGTTTTATTGCTCGCGGATTGATGCGCATGGCCCGCGCATGGGAAAAGCTGGCCGTGCATAACGGGCATGTGGACTGGTCGAACGGGATGCCGACGAATGTGGTGGAGTCGGCGGATGCGGGCGGTGCACCGGATACTACCGGGGCCGTAAAATACATGGTCTATCAAATTACGGCCGATGCAGTTATCGGACCTCCGGCTGTTGCACCGACGGCCGGATTCGATTGGGTGAGGGCACACGCATGAGCACAGCATTTACATCACCGGCAGATCAGACATGGCAGAAGCTCTTGGCTGGCGATTCGCCCTATCTTGATGAAATCACGCTGGCCTATAGCGAGCGGCGGCAGGCAATCGGGCAGGACGAATACGAGGCCCTGGATGGCCGGGACGTTCAGGCAGTTGCCTATTGGACAGCATTGCAGAATTGGCTGGAAACGAATTGCGTTTCATTTATAGATCATGATAACGGACCATTCACAGATGCCGGGGATGCCTTTCTTTTTTTTACATTGGATAATTGGCGGGCAACAGCAGGTATACCAGTAGGAGGTTTTAGACGCGCTACAGAATGGAATGGCGTAATAGATCCAACTTGGAAATACGGACAGATGCAAGAAGGCGACGTTATCGGGCCGTGGATATTTGAAGACTTACAGAAGGGATTCGGAGCGTTAGAAAAAACACTGACGGTGCCTTATGGATGCGAATATATATACAAAGGAACTTCAGGTACTGGTTACGCCGATTTTGAAGCAGCAAAATCCGCCGCTGCCGCATTTTATTTTTCAGAACCTGTTTCAGGACCTATTTCTAAGCCAGGTTACATAATATTCATTGCAGGTACGCGGATAGGATATTATTCCGGTTTTTACAGTGTTATAAACAGCAACTATAGATGCAAAATCATAATCAAAAGCGTTCCAAACTTTATTCCACGTTCTGTAAAGGTGTATTTTTTAACAACCAAATGGAATTCCACCGGAACTGGCGAATCTGTTTTTGATGCCGCCGGTATGCCGGAGGTTGAAGAAGATAAGTTGTCGTTGTGTGGCGAAATGGCGGCAAATACTGATGAAGATATTATAAGTTCTGATTACTATGGATTATCATTTAGTGAACTTCCGCCACAAGCAAGCAAACCGAACGATGGATACGAAAATGCAAGAGGATATTTTACCACATCACCATCTTCTGAACCTCCAACACGTGGTTTGATTACTGCGGAACGATGCGGAGCCGAAATTACTTGGGATTTTACCAACGCATGACCATTAAGGCAATTAAATGAAAAAACTACTGACGATATTTTCGCTTATGGCGGCGATCGTCCTGCCGGCGCCGGCCGATTCCCTTGACTACGCCTACCGTCTGCCCGCCGAACTCCAGACCCCGGGCCCGCAAGCGTTGCCGGAACTCACATGGCAACAGGGGTCAACCCCGCTGATACAGGTAGAAGTCTTGCGCCGTGGCCGGCCAGTTACCGCGGATACCAACACGACCGTCCGCATGATTATCGGCCCATCATCCACAAGCCATTATTACGTCGTCACAGAGCAAAGCGTTACCACTGGAACGAGCTACTACGTGCAATGGCCGACCGTTGGGACGAACACCGTGGGCACAAATACGACCGCACAAGCGTGGTGGTACACAATTTATTTTGAGCGCAACGGGCATCGGTATTGGACAGGCAACGGCGATTTGTACATCGAGAAAACTACCAGCACGGATGCGGACGGGTTGACCTGGCAGACATTGACGGTCAATTCCGTGGCGTGGAGTAACGTGACGGGGAGCGTGCTTGATAACCCCAGCTTATTAGCGGAGTTTGCAACCAAGGCGGACACGAATGATCTGACGGCGCATACAACCAACAAGCTAAACCCTCATACAGTCACGGCGGCGCAGGTGGGCGCGGTGGCTACGAATGCGGCGGGATACCTCAACCTATTGACCAACACGGCCACTGCCGCGCAGGGGGCACTGGCTGATAGCGCGTTACAATCGGAAGCCGATACGAACGCCCTGGCCCAGCTCGTAATCCATACGAACAAATCCGCACAAGCGGCGCATTCCGGCTTAGGTACGGCGGCGGCGTCCAATGCTTCCGACTTTGCAACAGCGGCCCAGGGCGCGAAAGCGGACACGGCCCTGCAATCCGAAGCGGACACAAATGCCCTTGCACAACTTACTTCCCATGCCGGCTTGACCGGCACGAACGCGCACGGTTTGGGCAGCGCCTCCCTGTCAGCCGCCAGCGCGTTCGCCACTTCCGCGCAGGGCGCCTTGGCTGAAACGGCTCTTCAAGTGGAGGCCGACACGAACGCGCTGGCTCAACTCAACGCCCAGATCGTGCTACAGGCCAGCACGAATGCAGGGTTCCAGGCATTGCACAACGCCCAGGCGTCCACGAACGCCAACCTGCAAGCGCAGATCACGGCGGTCAATACTGGGCAAGTCACGGCGGCAACCTATAATGCGCACTTGGTTACACAGGGCAGCACGAACGCCGCTTTGCAAAGCCAGATCACCGTCAACACCACCGGCAAGGTCACACTCGTAACCTACAACGCCGGGATCTCCGCCCAGGCGAATACCAACGCCGTATTCCGTAACTTATTCACGGCACAGGTAAATACGAACAGCGGCTATGAGTCGCGCATTGCCGCCCGGGAAGCATACGACACCGCGCAGACGGCGACCAACACCGTGTTCCGTAATCTGTTCACAGCGCAAGCCAATACCAACGCTGGGTTTGAAACGCGCATTCAGAAGGGGGAATTGGCCGAGAGTTGGGGCGACCATGCCCTTGCCGGTTATCTGACCGCCGGGACAAATCTTTTCAAGGAAATCTATGTTGCCGATCGCAGTAAATTATCAACGAATACCTCCGGCCTGACGCAAGGGACATATACCGGCGTCGTCGAGGTTGCGGGCGTGTCATATACCGGCGTACGGTAATGGTTGTTGGACGCACTTACGAGCTGGGTTTTACAAAGCAAAATGCCTACGGGACCGCAACGCTTTCTATCGGCGCATTTTCAAAGTCTGCAACTGCGGCGGGTGTGGCCAGTAATTATTTTTCTTATACTGGAACCGACACAAATCTCATCCTGCATATTATCGGAACCGGGTCGAGTAAGTCCGACGTGTCGGCGGTGTACGTCAAGCAGATCACTAACGGGTCGGCTCATGTCTCTGGTGACCTGGATGTTGGCGGAGTATTCCGTTGGAACGGAAATTTAGTCGGCACGGCGGCAACAAATAACTCCAGTGATTTTGATGCCGCAGGATTGGCCGCTGCCGTACAGTCAAACCTTGGCGCAGCGAGCAACGCCTTGCACACGGCGATAATCAACAACTTATATTTGCAATCGCTCTCAAATGCTTATTTTGAATCTGCGAAAACCGATTTGCAGGCACAGGTTGATTCCGCAACCAATCGCATCGCGCAGGCCGAGGGATACACCAACGAGGCGCACACGGCTTACCTGTGGGGCGATTGGTCGATTTACGGTTTCCTGACCAACGAGGCGCGATGGATTGCAGAAAGCAACCTATACGTTGCTAAGTCGGATACGAACGGATGGGAGATCGGATCGCATTCTGCCTTCGTAGATGCAAGCGTTACTAATGATCTAAACGCTCGCATCGAGAGCCTGACCAACGGCGCGGCTCTCGGCGAGTTGGCTCTGCAACCTGCGGTCACGAATGGATGGGAGATTGGGGCACACCTTGCCTGGCTCACGGAAGAAACACTGTGGAACGCACAGAGTAACAACTTGGTTTATAAATCCATGACGAATGGTTGGGAAATTGGTTCTCACGCATCGTTATTGACTACCAACGGCAACGCCATCGGCCTGACCAACTTCTCAGCCTCCGTGGTGCTGACGAACAATGCAAAGTTACTCGCCGCCCTGACCAACGAAACCTATCTCGGTACTATAACTGGCCTGACGGTGACCGAAAGTTCCAGCGCATCCTCGGCCACAACTAACGCCGGAGTGATCGCGTTAAACATCCGTACCAACGCGGCGGGCGGTGGCACCGGCTCCGGTACAATCACCAACATGGCCCCGGATGCCGTCACCAGCATTGTCTGGACGGCCAGCGGTGGGCCTGAACCGATTGGTAGCGTGACGGCGTATGTGGCTGGCGTGGTAGGCCCACTCAACTCGGCCACGAGCGCATTGAATACACATGTGGTGTCATTGATCGGCTGGACGAACGGGATGATTGCGGCGACAAATTATTTGAGTACGCGGGTTGTCGCCCTGACTGGTGCGAGTAACGCGCAAAACACAACCGTCATTGCGCTCATCGCCGCGTCAAACTCCCTCAATGCCAACGCCCTGACCGCTTCCGAAAAAGCCTTCGCCACATCCTCAATACCGTGGGGGCCGGGGACGAACACATCATTTACCACGGACGCGGGTTTGACGAACCGGATCAACTGTACCTACACGTTTGACGATACCGCGCTGAATGCGGCCACGAGCGTATTAAATACCGCAGTCGGCAATGCAATCACAAACCCCGTCGGCGCGAATGTCAATGGTAACCTCAAAGACCTGACGAATATCAATGCGCTCGCGGCGGCGAGTATTTCTGTTACCGGATTATCGGGCAACGGAGTCGTGCCGGTGGGTGGATGGATTTTGTGGGGAGAAAGCAACGCTCCGCCGGGATGGATTTTAGCTGATGGAGCTGGTTATCATACCAACACATACAACGCTCTTTTTAATGTTTATGGTTATAAATATGGTGGAAGTGGCACGAATTTCCTTGTGCCTGACTTGCGCGGTCGAGTTCCAATAGGAAGTGGAACTGGAGCAGGATTAACTGCACGCAGTATCGGACAAACAGTAGGCACAGAAACGCATTCGCATACTGGCGGAACTTTTGCAGTAGGAAGTCATCATCATAGCGGAGGAAGTCATGTGCACGCCACAGCGGGACATACCCTGACTATACCGGAAATACCCGCGCACAATCATACCATGACGGTAGTGGCGCACATGGTTGTGGGCGGTACTCTAGCAGGCGGGGGTCAATATTCCTGGACTGATATTTCTTCCGACATAGATACTGGTGGTGGTGGAGCGCACGATCACGGAAACGTCGCAGCCGGAGGAACAGAAAACACGTCAGACACAGCGCCAGCTTTTTCAGGGACAAGTGGAAATGAATCTAGTATGCAACCGTCTTTCGTTGCGAACTATATAATCAAGTATTAACATGACCACCCACGTCTTAATCTACCTTGCCGGATTGATAACAATACCCGTTATCTGGTTAGTGGCCTATGGTGCCCCGAAACTTGTCCGTTGGTTTATCGGCGTAACGGCAGATTATCCGTTGAAGGACGTATGAAACTACTCTTGACATTATTGTGCCTGATGCTCGCGTGGACGGCGTGGGGTGCCGACTGGTATGTCGGTACAACCGCCAATTTGACCAATGCGGTTGCAAGTGCGTCCAGCAACGACACGGTGTTTGTGAGCAACGGCACCTACGTTGTCAATTTGTCCGTGGGTGCAGGCGTCACGGTGCGGTCAATATCGGGACTTCCCGCCGATGTCATACTCGACGGAAACGCGGCTGGCCGGGTAGTGTTGATGGAGCCTTCAAGTCGGTTGATAGGATGCACGGTTACAAATGGACTGGTAACGAGTGACACTGGCGGCGGAATTGCGGGTGGAATAGTGTCGAATTGTTTAGTTGTTGGCAACGGCCAAACAGGTGTTTCGGGTGGAGGAGGCGGTGCATATAACAGCACGCTTTTTAATTGTTTGATAATAAACAATAGCGTTGGAGCCGAGGTTACTGGTGGGGGCGGGGCGCTATCGTGTGTGTTAAATAATTGTACTTTAAGCGGCAACGCTTCCTTTGCTGGCGGCGGTGGGGCAGACAGTTGTACGCTCAATAATTCAATTTCATGGAGCAATAGTCCAGCAGATGCTACCTGTACCTATTCTTACTCTTGTGGTGAATCCGCAAGCGGAACAGGTTGTATTACTAATAATCCTTTGTTTGTTTCTACATCTGATTTCCGCCTGCAAGCAGAGTCGCCATGTCGAGATGTGGGCAATAACAGCGCATGGGTTGGATTAGGGGTGTCGAAGGACTTAGATGGTCTTGCGCGTATTCGCAATGGCGTTGTTGATATAGGAGCCTATGAGTATCTGTACGGTGATACCGGATTGCCCATCATCCTCAACATCTCCGGCTCCCGCATAATGATCTACACCGCACCCGCGCACGTGCTCAAAACGGGACAGACCATTTCCTACGCAACGGGCGACGACGGAGAGTATGAGGCGGGGGCGACTTTGCCCGTTCCACGTTTCACGGTGCAAGTAGACACGAATTGCGTGACTGATAACCTTACCGGCCTGATCTGGGCGCGAAATGCGAACCTTGGAGGTAACACCGCATGGAGCGTGGGCGGCACTTGCACATTAGCAAACGCCTACAATATCATCACCAACGCTTCCGGGCCGGTCAATGGCGCATCATACGGTGGGTACACGGATTGGCGTATGCCAAATAGATTAGAATTGGTCAGTCTTGCTGATGAGGGCAACGCTAGCCCCGCATTGCCAACCGGACATCCGTTTGCAAACGTCAAATTAGCTAAATACTGGTCGAGTACGCCAACTGACGGCGCATCTACAGAATGGCATGTAAATTTTGTCAATGGTTTAACGACCAAAGAAACGCCCCTCACAAATGTAAATTATGTACTGCCTGTTCGTGGAGAAAGCACGGTAATCCCGAAGACAGGACAGACCACTTCTTACAGAACCGGTGACGATGGCGACTTGGAAAAAGGCGTGGCGTGGCCTTCACCGCGTTTCACGGCACAGGCAAATACGAATTGTATCCGTGACAATTTGACCGGTCTGATCTGGGCGCAGAACGCAGGTCTCTGGACGCAAACAAACTGGGGCGCGGCACTCACTAACTGCAACAATCTGGACTTCGGCGATCAAACCGATTGGCGCCTGCCGACTAAAACTGAATTTCAAAGTCTTATAGACAATAGTTTTCCTGATGGTGGAAAAGCATTACCAGCCGGACATCCTTTTGGAAACGTCCTTGGCTATGCTCCCCGTTACTATTACTGGACAAGCACGGCAGACCCGGCCATAACCTCCGCACATTTTGCACAAACTCCCGTGAATGCGAATGCAAACGCAAGCGCCGGGTATTTCGCCTGGCCCGTTCGCGGCCCAGACTTAACCACATTTAGCGGCTACACTTTGGGCGGTACAGGAGCAAATACACTACGCGGACAATTAAAATAAAAGGAAAATAATTATGACGGATACAATAGGCGAAAAACCGGCGCAGACCTCATTGACCGCCACGTTCGAGAGGGACAAGGACGGCAAGGGCGTAAAGGTTATCACGCATCCGACCGGCGTTGTGTCGCGGTATGGGCTGGCAGATATGCTGTGGCGCATGAGCATACTGATGCAGGATCGTTCCAGCATCGAGCAGCAGATTGCGGAGTTGAACGCGGATATTCTGGCGATAGGGGAAGTGGAGAAAGAGAAGGGCGGGTAAGGATATGGGCGTAAGATTTTTACCAATACTGGCGGCGATTTCAGGATTCGCGGCTTCCGTGGAGGCTGGTATCCCCACCGACCCCGGCACACTGGAGGCTATCGGGAAATGGCCAATAACGATCGTCCTCGGTGCGGTTTGTGTAGCCACAAGTTACCTTAGTTATTTGCAATCAAAGAACTCAGCTGACCGGGCGGCGCAAACCGCAAAAGACAATGCCGAGCGTGACGCAATAAAATCCGAACTGCATTGCAAAACTATTCTCGCCATGGCCGAGGGCGAAAGGATTGCCGCCGAAAAGCGGAACGTCGCCAATGCGAATGTTGTGAAAGACTTGGCTGAAAGCAACTCAAAGGCGACACGGGAAGTGGCCGAGAATAACGCCAAGGAAATCAAGGTTTTAATTGAGCAGATTGTAAAGGCGAGAACATAATGGATGACATTGACTACCAGATTGAGAGTCTGCGCAAAGCCTTGGCGAGCGAAGAAGAAGTGTTGGCGGTGATTTCCTGCGCTCATAACCATGCCGAGTTACGCGAACGCGTGAACCAATTACAGTTGGACATCAAAAAACTTGAGACATGGAAAGCCGACCAGCAGAAAATAAGAATACAGACGGCGTATTCCAATGGTGCGCCGAGTGGAGGGGCATAACATGACGGCAATCTGGAATTTTATCATGGCGATTATCAACGCGATATTCGGGGGTGGTAAGGGTAGTGCAAAATGGCGGGGCTGCATGTTCGTCCCGGCCACTTTCGGAATGCCAAACAATCAAGGCGTGTCGAGTCAACTGGACTATCGCGGTTGTCACGGCAAACCAAACGAGAACGCAATCCGCATGGACATGCCACAATGCGTTAAGAACTGGGGTGGCAACTGGCTCATTTGTATTCGTGGAGAGTTTTTCCGTTCCGTTAAGGAACTGGATATGGCGCTCAATGGCCGCAAGTCCCCGGAGGATGCTCATTATTTTCCGGTAAAAGCACCGACACCTACTGACGGCGAAGTTGACTGGGCAATGTGGATGAAGGAGAAGTACGGGATTGAGAAACATCTTTGCTGGATATGGAATGATAATGACAGCGTGCCGTTTACAGAAGGCATCGTGGCCGAGGCCGCCAGGAGTTATGACGGGTGCCGCCTTGGTATGGAAAACATAATGTTCGGAACGTGCCTCGAAACAGACGAACCACAAGTCATGCCGAATGTGAATACGGTTCTCGCTGTACTTGGGTGGATATCCAAATACGCCCCCACAAGCCCGATGGTTGTAGG